CCGGAAACCGTCTGACTCGTGCAGTTTGTTAGGATCAAAGAGAAGGCGACGAGTGCGCTCATCCGCATCCAACGCATTTTGAAGCCTCTTCATTTCTTGCATTTGCTGCCGCGAGATGTGCGTTGCCACAGCATCCTTCTGGACTTTGAGATAGGCCCCAATGCACAGCGCCATCAGAAAGATGCCAATCGCAATCCAGCGACCGATGGGTGATACTAGGAGCGTGAGAAACGGCATCAGTAGCCGTCCTTGTCCATGCGCTGCTTGCGCCAGTACCAAATGGCACCAGCCGCAATGACAACCAGCACAAGCACCACGAAATTGGGGTTCTTGAGCAAGTCCAGCACGCTTGTCAGGCTGTCGCCGGTTTCCTGCAACTGTTTCGCCACATCGCTGGCTGCCGTGATCGAAGCTGCGCCACCGGCCAATAGGGCCGCATTGCCCTCTTTGGACTGCCGCATCTTGCGGGGCGGATCGACAGCTTGCGGCATGGCCCCATCTGGCTGCTTATCGGTCGGCGCACCGCGCCAGTAATCAGCCTCGGCCTTGCGACGATTGACCAAGCCATCCAACGTGCGGCCACCCGCACGGGTCCACTTCATCAACTCAGATGGCACTGCGTCGTAGTCGCTGGCGTTCAGCTTTTTAAGCAGCGTGGATTTGCGGAAAGCACCGATGCCAACATTGAAGACGAACGAAACGAGCGTATCAAACTGCCGCTGGTTGAGCCGAACATTGACAGCGGCATCCACATCGCGCTCGATGCTGGCTAGATCGCGGCGCAGAATGGCCGTGGCTTCGTCCGATGTGATCTTCATCCCCGCCACAGGTTTAGGATCACCCATGGCTGCCGTATGGCCTACCCCAATCGTCCAGACATTTGCCGGACACAGGTAAGCGGTCAGCCGTTCACCCTCCCACCGTTTGATGAGAGCAATACCGGCATCAGAAGTTTTCATGGATTAGAACTCTTTGACGTAGGTTCGCGTGGTTTCAACCCAACCAACGGTGTCAATCTCAAACTGACGCATCCAGCCGGGGCGACCAAGAATCCGCATTGCGTCGCACAGATTGTCCCGCGCAAAGGCTTCCACGCGGGGATAGATCATTTTCAATTCTGGCAGATGACCGACACCGAAAACGATTTCGAGGTATCGCTTGCGTGGGTAGTCGACGATCTGCGTCACAACCCAGCTTTCGCCCTCGGCAAAAGACTGCATGTGGCCTTCGTTTATTTCGTTTAGAATGTCCTCAAACGTGTAAGTGTCACCCGCGATGGCCAGAGCCTTGCGGAGCTTTTTCTTAACGCTCAGTCCCATCCATCACCGTAGTTACAAGCGTGCCTGTGTCGCTCACCGTGACCGCCCACGCCTTGCCATTGGGCGATTGCAAGATGATGCGGCCAACCGCTTCGTCCTTAGAGACAACCGGCAGAAAGGCCCGCCGCATGGCTTCAATTACTTGCACCATAAAGGCAGGCGTATAGTCCGGTTGTGGTGTCGGAAAATTGACGTTCACCGCTTCGCCCCTGCCCTAACATCAAGACGCACCGGCCCGATGGACCAATCAATGTCCTGCGTGGCCTCAATCCTCATGCGTGCCTCGCGGGCATTCACGCGCGTATCAACGTAGCCATCCGCACGCGGTACATATGGGCCAAAAGAACGCTCTGCGCCTTCTGGTGTCATGCGTCCGTAGAACCGGAAGCGCATGGAATTGGCACCGCGCGCATTGGCCGGGATCATCTGTTTGACCTCAACCAAGGATGCGCCGTTCTCAAGGCCCAAGGCACCCGTCTCGGCCCAGACAGAACCTACGCGGGTATTGCCCGCTGCCGTCCAACCATACTCATGGTCGTAGATGTATTTATCAGCGCCAGCCATAAACGGGCGCTTGCGAACAGAGGCGGGACACATGGCTGTGCGCGACAGGCTGCCGATGGACCACCACTTCTCTGAGTAGTTCCAGATCACATACTTATCGCACTCGGTAGAGCCGACAGACGGGTAGAAGAACCACACCTCTGGGAACGTGCCATTCCAGCAACCGAAGGTCTTGGTCGGCCCCGTAGTCGGGTCAATGTCGGCCAGAACGTAGTCCAGCACATCGCACTCAATCGGAGCAAAGCTGCCGCCGTCATACAGACGGAAGCCCGACCGAGAGAGCCATATGCAGCGCCCTTCAAAGGTCGCAAAGGCATTCGGCGCGATGAGACGGGTCTCACCGAGGATTTGCGCGTTATAGACAAACGGTGCGCCAAGGAAACGCGAGAGAAAGACTTCGCTCTCCGAGAAGATCAGCGTGCCTTCCCGCACCTTAGCCATGGACCGCAAAGGCGTAGAAGCCTCAATGTCCAAATAGCCCGCCGTGTTGGTCGTGCTGTTGAACACCCAATCCGTGAAGTCCTCGCGCGAAGAC